GGAATAGAATCTATTGACGCAATTTATATTGATGACAAATTAGTAACTTGGTCTGGTTCATTAACTGATGGAACTGTTAGAACTGTATCAAGTGCAGATACTAATTTTTATAAAGATGGTGCAAGTTTAATATCAGTTCAAGGATTTTATGGATTAGACAATCAATCAACTTCTTCTTTGCTAGATGAAAGTACAAATTGGGATTCTAATTACAAATTATCTGGTGTTGCTTATGTTGCTTTTAAATTTACTTGGAATCAAGATGCTTTTAATGGATTGCCTGATGTTAAAGTAACTCTTAAAGGCAAAAAAATTTATGACCCAAGATTAGATTCTACTAAAGGTGGTTCAGGTTCACATAGAGAATCAACTTCTTCTACTTGGGCTTACTCTAATAACTCAGCTTTAATTCTTTTAGATTATTTAAGAAATACTAGATACGGAAAAGGTTTACCTACTTCTGCATTTGAAACTAATTACGATTCATTTAAAAGTTCAGCTAATACCTGCAATACACAAGTTACCCCATATACAACTGGAACAGCAATAAGTTTATTAACTACAAACGCAGTATTAGATTCATCACAAAAAGTAATAGACAATGTAAAAGAATTACTAACTCCAATGAAAGCAATATTTACTTATACACAAGGTAAATACAAATTAATTATAGAAGATTCAGGTTCAACAGTTTTAAGTTTAAATAAAGATAATATTATTGGTGGTATTAAAATTCTTGGAGAAAAGAAAAACTCTAAATACAATAGAGTTATAGGTACATTCTGTAATCCTAATAAGAACTGGCAAAATGATACAGTATCTTTTCCACCATTTGATGATTCTACTTTACCAAGTGGAGATCAATTCGCTACAATGTTAGCAGAAGATAATTCTATTTTATTAGAAGGAAGATTTGATTTTAAACACATAACAAATCCTTATCAAGCTGAAGAACTTTGCGAGATTATATTAAGACGTTCAAGAAATGCTTTAGGTGTTGAATTAAGATGTACTTCAGAAGCATTAAATGTGACGATTGGAGACATTGTAGATTTAACTTATGTAACTGGTGGATTTAGTGCAAAACCATTTAGAGTAATGGGATTGTCAATTAATTCTGATTCAACAGTTTCATTACAATTAGTAGAACATCAAGATAATTTCTACACTTGGTCTAGCAAGGCACAAGCACCAACAATAGCTGATACTACTTTACCAAATCCTAATAATGTTCAAGCACCAGCTTCCGTTACATTAAGCGATCAATTAATTCTTTATTCTGATGGAGTTGTTATAACTTGTTTAGATGTGGCTATTGGTGCATCACCAGATAGTTTTGTAGATTACTACCAAGTTGAATACAAATTAAGCACAGCTACTGATTATATTATTGCTGGTCAAGGAAAAGGATTAGTACAAAGAATATTAAACGTAATAGATGGTTCAACTTATAACGTAAGAGTAAAAGCATTTAATACTTTAGGAGTTAGTTCAACTTATACTTCAGCAACAAGAACTATTATTGGTGGAATAGCACCACCAGAAGATGTGCAAGATTTCTCTTGTAATATTGTTGGTAGTGATGCTCACTTAGCTTGGACACAAATAGGTGATTTAGATTTAGCACATTATACAATTAGATATTCTCCATTAACAACTGGTGCTGATTGGGCAGATTCAATTTCTTTAGTAGAAAAAGTTGCTAGACCTGCAACCAGCATAACTGTCCCAGCTAGAACAGGAAGCTATTTAATAAAAGCAGTAGATAAAAATGGTAACTATTCTTCTAACGAATCTATCATAGCTACAAACATAAATGATATTGGAAACTTTAATGCAGTTGCAACACAAACTGAATCTCCTACATTTGCAGGAACAACTTACAGAACTGTTGTTTTAGACAATACAATTAGATTAGATTCTTCAGAATTGTTTGATTCAGCAATAGGTAACTTTGATTCAGGTACATCATTTTTTGATTCTGGTTTGACTGCTTATGACTTATATCCATTAGGTTATTATTATTTTGCAAATCCGATTGATCTTGGTGCAACTTATACAACAAGAGTAACTGCTTTTATAACTCAGACTGCTGATAACATAGATGATTTATTTGATTCAAGAACAGGAAACTTTGATGATGGAGCTTCTAACTTTGACGGAGATGCACCAGCTAATTGTAATGCACATTTAGAAATAGCTTTATCTAATGATAATATAACTTACAGTTCTTATAGAAACTTTGTAATTGGTGATTACACAGCTAGATATTATAAATTTAGAGTTATGATGACTTCATCTGATTTATCTTCTACTCCAGTTATATCAGCTTTATCAGTTACATTAGATATGGAAGATAGAATATTTAGTGGAAATGATATTGTTTCAGGAACAGGAACTTATGCAGTAACTTTTACTTATCCTTTTTATTCTTCAAATTATGCAGTAGGAATAACAGCACAAGGTATGAACACAGGAGATTTCTTTACAATTTCAAGTAAAACTGTTAATGGTTTTAATGTTGCATTTAAAAATAGTGCAAGTTCAGGAGTTAGCAAAACTTTTGATTACTTAGCTAAAGGATATTAGATAGAATATGGCACAACACGATTATAATATAGCAAATCAAGGATTCAGTTCTTTTCGTTCTGATCTTAATAATGCACTTTCAGCAATTCAAACAACAAATTCAGGAACATCTTTACCAACTGGTGCTGTCGCTGGTCAAATCTGGCTAGACACAACTAATGCAACTTCTCCTACTTTAAAATTTTATGATGGTACTGATTCAATATCTCTAGCAACAATTAATTATACAGCTAATACAGTTGATTGGTTAGATTCAACAGTATCAATTACTGGACTAACTACTACTGCAACAGGAACAGTTTTAACACTTTCAGACACAGCTTCTACATCAACAGTAAATTTAATTATAGACAATCAAAAAGAAATTCGCTTTCGTGAAACAACAGCTAACGGAACAAACTATGTAGCATTAAAAGCACCAGCTTCTTTATCTGCTGACTTAACATTTACTTTGCCTACTACTGATGGAACAAGTGGACAAGCACTTATTACTAATGGTTCAGGAGTACTTTCTTTTACAACTATTTCTGCTGGAACATCTTGGCAATCAGTTCAAACAACTGGATTTACTGCTGTAAGCGGTAGAGGTTATCCTTGCAATACAACTTCATCTGCATTTACAGTAACTTTACCTGCTTCACCAAGTGTTGGTGATTATGTTCAAATAGTAGATTACGCAGGAACTTTTGCAACAAACAATATTACTTTAGGTGCTAATTCAAATAAAATTAATGGTGTAGTAGGAAATAAAGTTTTAACAACAAATAGAGAAGCTGTAACTTTAACTTATTTAGATTCAACGCAAGGTTGGGTTTCAACTTCTGCATCAAATTATGGTACACAATCACTAGACCCAGCACCTTATTCAATAGATTTTTTAGTAATAGCTGGTGGAGGTGGAAGTGGAGGTTCAGATGGGTCTTCAACTCCAGGAGGTGCTGGTGGTGCTGGTGGTTATCGTTCATCTTTTGGTACAGCTTCAGGAACTGGAAATTCAGGTGGAGGTGCTTCTTGTGAAAGCACAGTAACATTAATTCCAAACAATGTTTATACAATTACAGTTGGTGGAGCAGGAGCTGGTAGCACAGGAAATACTGGAAGTAATTCAAATTCTATAGGAGGTAATGGTTCAAACTCATCTATATCAGGAACTGGTATTACAACAATAACATCAATAGGTGGTGGAGGAGGTTGTGGTATAGGTGGTGGATTTGATGTTCCAGCAGGTAATGGAGGTTCTGGTGGTGGTGGACAAAGATTTAATTTAAAAGGAACTGGAACTGCAAATCAAGGATATGATGGTGGTAGAGATTCAGTTGGTGGTTCAACTGGTGCTTCAGGTGGTGGAGGAGGAGCTGGTAGTGTTGGACAAGCCCAACAAACATCAAGTGGTGGTAATGGAGGTTCTCCAGTATCTTCATCTATAACTGGAACTGCTGTTAGTAGAGCAGGTGGTGGTGGAGGTGGTGCTCCAACTGGTGGTACTGGTGGTAGTTCTTCTGGTGGAGGTGGTGCAGGAGGAAATTCTGGTTCTGCTGGAACTGCAGGTACAGCAAATACTGGAGGAGGTGGTGGTGCTAGATCTTTAAACTCATCAGGAACTGGTTTAGCTGGAGGTTCAGGAGTTGTAATAATTCGTATGCCAACTGCTAATTATTCTTCAACAACAACAGGTTCACCAACAGTTACAACATCTGGTTCTGATACAATATTAACATATACAGCAACAGGAAGTTACACAGCATAATGGCACACTTTGCAAAATTAGGAGTAGGAAATATAGTTGAACAAGTAATTGTAGTATCAAATGATATTGCAACAACTGAACAAGCTGGTTCAGATTTTATTAATAAACTTTATAATACAAGAGATGTTTGGAAACAAACTTCATACAATAACAATATTAGAAAAAACTTTGCTGGTATTGGTTTTCAATACGACCAGACTAGAGATGCTTTCATAGCACCTAAACCTTTTAACTCTTGGATATTAAACGAAGATACTTGTAGATGGGAAGCACCTATTGCTAGACCACAAGATGACAATAATTATAAGTGGAACGAACAAACTGTATCTTGGGATATAGTAGAATAGTTTAAAAAGGAAGGTGTATGTCAAAAGTAATTAAGTTAGATAAACAAAAAATAACTAAATTAAAACTAGATAATAAATCTGATAAGTTTATTGGATTTACTAATGTTACTGACAATCCTGATTTTAAAGGAAAAGCTATCTACTTAAACATTAATAATATAACATCTATTTTTAGTACAAACAAAAACACAACAATACTTCATAATGGTACTACTGGTTGGGAAGTTTTAGAATCATTAGAAGAAGTAATTAAAAAAATATGATTACATTTATACTTGGAAGTATCTTAGGAATTTATCTTGGTTGGAAATACGAACTATCTATTAACGACTTCATAGAGTCAATTAAAATACATTTAAACATAAAGTAGTCTTGAACTTTGTATGTTACAACATTATATGTTGGTAATAATAAACGGAGATAACAATGCTAAACTATTCAGACTTTAAGAACTATTGGACTAAGTTCTACGCAGATGCTTTTGAAGATGCTAAAACATTTTGGAAAGACTATGCTAAGAACGTAGAACAGTTCTATAAAAAATAACTTTATTAAAACATAATAGTTTGATAAACAGACTGCACAATATTTAATGTGCATTTTCAAACT